GATGAATCTCCTCTCGGCATGACTCGATAAACCACTTTTGCAACACACGCCACACGTCGCGATCGTCCAGTAGGGCAAGGCGCGAGCTGGAATAGTTGCTCTGCGAATAGTCCCGTGAAATACTTTCGTAGCTACAGCCGACTCCGGCGGCGACTTCGCGCAGCATCATCCGCATGAATGGATCAAGTTGGCTATTCGGCCGATTCGGCGAAAATGATTCAAATGTTTCGCCAGGATTCAACTTGTGAATCACCGCCGGTTCGAGCTCTTCCTGTACGGAGCCGTCGGCTTGCGGTTCGCCGTCAAACGAGGATTGATGATCTGCCGGCGGCTGCACGAATCCCATGTAGCAGGCCGAGGCCCGCGCGGCAGTAATCTCTGCCTCTGTGAGGCCGTCCATATCGTTCAGCTTCCGCGCGGCGGCGTGCATCCAGGGAATAGCACGGGTCTGTGGCCAGCGGTCGATGAGCCTGAGGTGGATCATTTGATCCGCCGGTACACGCTCCACGCGATCCTGCGAGATAGCCATCAACGACACGTCGCCAGGATGGAGCGACCGAATGAAGTAGGCCACGGCGGCGCCATATCGATCAACTTCCACCCCGAGGCGGACGGTGTTGGACGGATCGCCCGGTGAGGGGCTGTATTCGTCGGCAATGCGCTCCGGCTCGATCACTTCCAACGACAACGGCACGCGCGAGCCAGGCATGGCGCCCAAATGCTTGCGGATGAAGATTTCCCCGGCTTCAAACACTTGTCCAACGCAGAGGCGTTCAAACGTGGCAAAGCTGAGGGCGCGGCCTATATGGCAATGCTCTTTCTTGCTCCAGTGCGCCCATTGCGCTTCGATGTCGTCATTGATCCGATCGCTGAACTGACCCCGTGAGTTCTTCACTTTCGCTTGCACGTTGATGCCGGACCCGATGACGTTATTCTGCACGATGGCTTTCGCCCGCTTGGCGTAGGCGGCATCGCGAATGAGCGCCCGCGAGCGATTCCTCGCCGTGCGGAGGCTGGTTTGTAATTCCGCGTCCTCGCTGGTGGTGGAGATGCCCCATCCGGCGGTGGTGCGGCCAGGACGCCCCACGGCATACATCCGCTGTTGCCGAGCGGGAAGACCCGCCTTTGCGGGGCTGATCCAGCTGGCGATGGTGCGGCGGATCATGTCAAACACGGTGGAACCTCACGCCGATGTTACGCGGATTCACGCCTGTGCGGCGGATGGACTCGACTTGCGCCTCTTTGGCCAGTTCGGCCCGGTAGAAACTCAGCCATGAGATGAGGTCGCTTGGGGCCATGTTCCTGACCCGGCGACCGTTGATTTCATATTCCAACTGCGTGGAGGAGGCGCGGCCTTGAATAGCCGCCTCAATCGCCTGGGCCATGATCCTGGCGTGACTGCGGCCATCGAACGTGGTCAATGCGGCAAGATTGGGCAGAATTTCGATGGAGCCTTGATCGATAGTGTAGATTTCCGTCGCCTTCGTGACCCGAGACATCCAGCTGTACAGGCCAGCCTCATAGTTTGTTGAGGTCGCAGCGGGGACAGAGACAAGATGATCGGCGCCGCTAGCAGATGCCGTGATCGTGATTTTCGCCGTCGCGTTGATGAGGGTATACGTGAGAGACCATCCGGCATTGGCCGGGTAGTCCGGTAGCGATTTCAGCCAGGTGAGAAAATCCCCAGCGCGAACGACATCCGGCTCTATCGTAGGGACCGTGGCCATACTGACCACTGTTCTACAGGAGGCTCGGTAGATGGTCTATGGCATGACCAGGCACGAACAGGCATAAACCGGCATGACTTTCAGCCTATTTCCACCTGTTCACAAAGCCTGATGATTGGCGAGGGCTGCGGGTTTGCCGAGATTCCGCATGCTCGGATGCGGTGCCGTTTTTCTTGACCAGTTTTTTGATATCGCTGGCCGGAACATACCACCCGTCTTTGACCTTAAACGCTCCCTGAAACACATCCCCGTCTTTCAACCACTCTCGAATCGTGTCCTCTGTTTTGCTGAACATCTCCGCCACCTGCTTGACGGTGTAGAAAGGCTGCACGCTACCTCCAGCCTTTCACAAAGCCGCCGCGGCGGCGTGGATTCGGTTGATATTTGGTGACGAATGCTGTCGTGTCTTGCGGCTCGATCGGCCTCGACTGCTCCAAGACAGCCAAGGCCCGCGACTCCGTGACGGATTCTGCTGCCGCATGCAAAGATGGCTCGCGCACATGGTCGGCGAGCTTCGCTGCCCGTTTCTTCAGGTCTGGATTGAACATCATGCACACCGCGAGGTTGTACACTTTCAAGTCCAGCGGCTCGTTGCGGTCGCGCGTCTTTTCGTAGACATAGCCAATCTGCACATGACTGCGCGGTTTGTACTTCGGCTTCTTCACCTCGCTGGTCAGCCCCTCGAAATACTCCTGGTCGTAGCCGTCTCGCCGGGGAAAATGCATATAGCCTGGCCCTGCCTCCGTCAGTTTCAGACGGGCAAAAATCGTATCCTTCAGCGCGTTGGTGCCCAGGAGATACAAGCGCAGCCGATAGCTCCGGTGTTTCTTCGGTTCCCGTTTCGGGATCGGTGGCGCGCCCGGCAAGCTGCTCCCCTTCAGCGCGAAGATCTCCCCGTGATATTTCTCGACGAAGAGGTACGCTTCCTTAGTGTGATGACCTCCGGTATCGACCCCCACCACGTCAACGCGCATCTCTAGTCCGCACGCATGCCGATAGGTGGCCTGTAGCCACTCCGTGAGACTCATCCACACGGCAGGCAGCGAGGGCGACCCATTAAAAATGCGATAGACAATACTCCAGGACTCTTCGCCCGCTCCCCACCCGACAATTTCCGCCTCCAACCGATTGTCTTGCACATCAACCGCCGCCGTGAGAAACACCACCCCGGACGGCACCTCAGCCTCATAGATCTCTCGCCGCTGTGACAGGCTGTGGTGGGCGATCTGGTCGATTTTCTCTTTCCACGTTTGCGCCAGGACTGTATTGCGAAAGGTTTTCATGGAGCGGATGTCCCCGGTCTTCATCTTCTCGTAGGCTTCGATGTACTCCTTGGCGAGGCGCGACCAGGGATAGGCCCATCCGGCAGGCTGGTAGAGCAGATTTAAATGAAAGGAGGCGACGGTATCGAGGCGCTCCGGATACGCATGTACCCACGTAGCGCGGGCCGTGTCCATCATCCAGGTTTTGCAACTCTCATCGATGAGCTGTTCACAGGACTCGCACTGATAGGCTGCGTCATCTGGCCGCTTGATGCCATCGAACGTGTACACGAGATGCTCCCAGACTAAATGCTGGGAATGTCCACAATGCGGACAGGGTACATGATAGCGGCCCTGGCTGCCGAGCGTGTAATCCATCTCAATGCGGCTCATCTCTGCCAGCGTCGGCGTGGACAGTTCAAAGATTTTATACCTCGCATAGGCTGCAGCGCGTTTTTCGATAAGATCGCACGGATGGCCCTGGTCGCCCACGTCCTGCTCATATTCGTCCACCTCATCGACGACGATGCGCGGCGCACTGGTGGAGCGGGCGCCGGCGGAACTATTCGCCCACAAGATATTCAAGAAGCCACCGAGAAATTCCTTTCGGAAGGTCGTGTTGCCGCTGTCACGCGAACGCGCCTCGCGCACCTTGCCACGGAGGGTGGGCGTTGCCAGAATCACAGGATCGAGCTTTTCTTTCGTGAGCCGTTTCGCCATGTCGATGCTCGGCTCGTAAAACAGCATGGCTGTGGGTGAGCAATCCATCGTGTAGCCGGCCCAGTTCACGGCCACCTGTGTGCCGCCAATTTGGACAGGCTTCATAAACACGACTTTATGACAGCGATGGCGTGGGCTTAGACACTCCATGATCTCCTTGAGAAACGGAGTCCGGCTGGTGCGCCACTGCCCTGGCACTGGCGCGAACGAGGGCAGATGGAGGCGCTCGTCGGCCCATTTGGCAATGGTCTGCAACGGATCAGGCTTGAGGCCGTTGAAAAATGCGCGGCGACGTGCGGCCATGGGCGCATAGGTAGCCTCAGTGCTCATCGGTTAGGCGATCGATTCTGCTTTGGTCAAAATGCCTTCGAGGGCGCGGTAGATTTCTTGTTCGAGTAAATCGTGCACTTTGCGCTGATCCGTCTCGTGTGCCAGCTGATCGGCGAGGCGTGCGGGGAGGTTTAGCATGCTGTCCCGCACCAGCCGCGCTAATTCAAACCACTCGCGATCAACATCTGCCGCCGCCACCACGTCGCCGATGCGCTCCTGATAATCCAACTCCGTGAGCTTGGCCTTCCATTTTTCTCGCTCCCGCTGATATGCCAGTATTGTTTGATCGTTTTTCGCCTCGTCGCCAAGCCCCTCCTCTCCGATCGGATCAGTGCCGATCGGTGCCGCAAAAGCGAGCCGCGAGGCATGTCTCGACGCCGCGCGGCGGCTGTCAGCGTCCTTGAAATCAAACTCGTGGGAGTAGTCCACCCCGACCCTCTGCAACTGCTCCGCAGCCGCCTGCCGGGAAATCCTGGCGTGGGCCGCGTACTTATTCAAAAAACTTGGCCGCTGCCGTCTTTTCATCGACCTCCCCACCCCAGCAATCTTGTTTTAGCCCCTGGGACTAGTTCAAAAGTGCGCTCTCGTTCACCCGCATTGCTTTGTAGCCAGGGAGGACCCATCGATTTTGGCTTCTCGCCATTTTAACGCTCGACATGACGAGGAACAGAACCGCTGATGATCACGAGCTGGCTGGAATGCCTTCGCACAATAATCGCATACTCTGATCTTTAGTGAGTCTTTTTGTCTCAACATATGCACGCGCCTCCTCAACCGTTTGAAAGACTTTTGAGCTTTTAAGCCTGTTGCAAATATGGCACGCCGCCACAAAATTCCTATCAGGGTTAGACTGAAGATAGGCAAACGGGACTAAATGGTCCCACTCAATGCGTACTTTTACAATCTTCCCCTTCCATGAACGATGACCGCCAAACAGGATATTGCAATAGAAGCATCGATGGTCTTGAGCCAATAGCTGCTCACGCTTATAGCCTGGGCTCGGTTTCCTCCTGATCCCAGTGGCTAGACTCTCTCGTTTCCATGCTGTGGGCGTGCTGTCCGTCCTTGCATCGCAACATTGCAGAATCCCCTTCCTAACAAATGAATAACATTGACAATTTTCACACCAGCCCTTCTGGAGAATGATCGTATCGTAAATTCCAAGATATCCACGCGGTCGATTGATACCCATACCTGCTCCTATAACGCGTTTACACGCGTTCTGCAAGTATTTTCACGCGTAGGCCCTGAGCTATTTTGATCACGGCTCACTCTCCACCAGCGCCGTGCCATCCACGGTGCCACCCCGGCGGCACAACCCCGACTCGTAGTGTTGCACAATGGAGACAGCTTCCGCATGGCTCAGGAACGGTTCGAGTCTCTTGATCATGGGATCGATCTGCTCCTGCCGTTCTGGTGTCGCGGTCCGTCGTTCGATTTTGAGCTGCTCACAGCGTTGGAACGTCGTCATGAGTGCACCCAAGGCAAGCGATGGGTAGGAAGCTCACAGCCCCCAAGGCTGAGGATCTTACGCTGTGGCATTTTCTTGCTCATTTTCTCAGCTCCTCTCTTTTTGAAAATTCCACCGATGCTACAACAGGGACTCTAAAGAGTCCCTATTGCTGTAGCATCCGTCAATGCTACAAGAAAATGCTACAAGACGATTTTGTAGCATCGTAATACAATCAATAGCTTACAAAAAAATATCCCGCTCAATGCTACATGCTACAAGAGGCTGTAGCATTGGGGCTTGTAGCATCCTTTGTAGCATTCATTTGTACACAGCTTATACACAGGCAGATTCACCCCCTGTATATTGTCCATGCGGACCCTTTCCCGGCGTCGGTCTGTACAAAGTATTTCCCACGATACCGGCAGAGAGACCCGCTGACCGCGCTCCTTGGGGCGCCTAGGGCTTTGACAATATCTTCCTCAAAGAGTGGGGGGCTTGACTCCATGAGCTGTTTGATCCTCTGCCACAGTGGCAGCGCTCGCGAGAGTTCTGGTATTTCTTCTAAATTGCAGAGATCATAGTGGATATACGTCGTGTGCTCGTCCTGTACCACACGGATGCCGATGCTCGGATGGGCTCGACTAAGGTTATGCTTCCGATGAGTTAAGGCGATCTCAGCCTGCCCCTCTCCTATCTCCTGGTGTGTTTCCACTTCAAATGTTGACCGGGCAAGGTTCTGGAAAAACACAGACCCGTATACCGTTTTGGCGGCTGGTGCGGCATCAGTGGACCCTTTTGCCACATGCCCCACCGCTAAGACTGAGCAATTCAGCTTCCGAAAGGCCAGGTTCAGCTTGGTTGCCCCCTCGGCTGAACTATCGCCACCTGTCGCGCAGAGCAAGGAATCCAGGACGATGAACCGGCATTGTGTCACAGCAATCTTTTTCAGGATATCATGCACATGCAAGTGTAACGGCTCAATCAAGGTCATGTAATCCACTTGAGCCGTGATCAGTTCAGGATGTCCCTCTTGAATGGCCTTCAGCCGACTTCCGTGCGTGTTCTCATCGTCCTCGTAGTCGAGATAGAGCACCCGCTGTCTCGGACAGCGCATGCCTAACACGGGATAGCCTATTGAGACTGCCATGCCGATAAACAAGGCCAGCGTGCTCTTCCCTAATCCACCATCGCCATACAACACGGTTGTCTTGTTCTTGTACACCAATGGGTAGACGGCGTAGCTAATCGGCTCGACCTGGCTATCCTTCGAGAGCGTCACCATCGGCATGCCGTCGTCCCGCGTGGCCTTGAGCACGAGCGCACACGCTTTAGGAATCAAAATCTTCCACGGGATGATATTCGAGAGCCCTTGCAGGGTTTTGGCGATCTTGGTTTGCTTATCTTCTGACTTCAGAAGAATATCCAGGCTTGAGCACAACTCCTTGCGCCCTTGCGCCACGGTCAGTTCGGCGGTCGGGTTGCCTCGGCTGATGGCCACCCGAGAGAACTCAAACAACACATCATGCTGATCGGACTTGACCCGATACACGTCATGGTCTTGGGTGAGGGTCAGACGCTCCTCATCTCTCATGAGGGCTTGCAAGCTCACCGCTTTCGCCCTCCACTCTTGCCACCATCCCGCCGCCTCTGCCAGCCGGTCATCATCGAGTGCGATCCGCATGACCAGATCCCATTGGTCGCGCCATCCCCCTTGCGCTCCAACCATCCAGTCATCGACCCCCACTTTCCCAGTGCTACTTTCTGGTAACACGACAAAACGCACTACAGCTCCACGGCTGACCAATTCTTGGGCGAGGGCATAGAAGCCGCACAGGGCTTGGTGCTTGTCCGGTCTCCACACATCTGAGTCAGGGATAAGCTCAACAGGTCGTGCCGGCCAGATGAACTGGTCAAAGGCTGGAAGGACCAGCTTCGCGCCACTCTCTAGTTCCTGCCGCCAGTTCCATACCCCAGCCACTCCGATACATGGGATTCTGTGTTGTGTTAAAGCCGCCGCCTTCTTCTCCCCTTCCGTGATGAATAATGGGCTATTCGTGCTGGCAATCGATCTCCAATCGAGCAACGGTGGAAGGTAGAGCGCTGGTGACGTGTCTGCGGCTTGATGGTATTTCTGCGTGCTGTCTTTTCGTTTGACCGGAGGAAATAACTTCATGCGCTCCAGGCAGTTTTTCTTTCCAGCGATGTCAAAATAGGGGAGTCGATAGGCGCTTTCCGCCCCTTTCACCTTGATATCGTGTGGACGGACACTCTCAAATTGGCATCGGGCAATCGTCTCATCGGTCAAGCCGGACTTCCGTAAATCGGTTAGGTGATCCGGTGCGAGTGACGCGCTCACGGCTGATCCTCGACAGTCTCGAACTCGTAGCCCATCTCTTCTAACTCGTGCTTGACCAACTCCCAGATGTTGCGTTCGACGTACCAACATTTTTCCTTAGGATTCCATCCACCAGGTCTAAAGATGTGCCGTGCTGGGTCAAGCGCCTCATCCTTGTAATGGCGTAAGATCTTCTTGAGTGATTCCACTAAGTTAGGATCGTAGTTGAATTGGAGTCGAATGACGGTATCTTGCCCGATGCGACTTTCAAACGGTTGGAAAAAACTTACGTAAATCATCGTGCCTCCCCTCCAAAAAGAAATCCCCGAACAGCGAGTAGCAGTCGCCATCCGGGGATTCTTCGTTGCGATCTAGCTTACGCCAGACCAGGAACGTCTTTGCTCTCTGCTACAGAGCATCGACTTGTATTTTCTCTACTCCACCACAGCACGGCGCATCTGTCAAGGCTAAAACCTGTTGGCCGAGACGCTTCACCGCGATTTCGCAATACTTCTCCTCAATCTCAATGCCGATGCACTTACGACCGAGATCCTTCGCGGCGCGGAGCGTAGTGCCGCTGCCCATGAAGGGGTCGAGGATGAGTCCTGGTGGTCCCTTCATCATCAAGGCAGCGATAAGCTCAACGGGCTTTTCCGTGGGATGGTAGCGACCGCTATCTATTCTCGCATTGAAAGACAGGACAGATGAGGTCCGTGGGCCACTAAATCCGATTCCGTTGATATAGATCTCCTCAAAGTCAGGCTTCCACGGAAGTGATAAATCCCCCATGCCTGTATGCTCGCCCTTGTTCCATATCAGAACCGCCCTACATGATGGACGGGCAATTCTAGGAGAACCAAAGATAACCCAAGGGCATGGAAAGATTTGGACCACCCAATCCCGCAACGTCGTATCCTTATCCCCTGCGATCTCAAACTTGGCGTAAGTACCTCCCCACCCAGTTGTGGCAGCACAGCCATACGGCGGATCGGTCAAGACCAGATCCACCTTGGGCAGGTGCGGGATGATGTCTCTGCAATCCCCATGTGCTATCGCACAGCTCTCGTCGGCGTAGTACCACTTGATACCTTTCGGCGGCCATTCTTGTTTCGCTTCATTTGACGCGCTGATATCTGTCGATGATAGTCCCGGCATAGTGTCACTCCATTATCGATGTTGAATCTGTCCTATCTTTAGGTTATGCAGGTTGGTTCTATACTGTGCTTTACCTTTCACGAACCAACCTGCATTCAGCTTCATTTCGTCCCCCATATCACCGCTGTTGTGATCCCTGCCGCGCTCATCCAGTACAGCACCCTCGGCCAGTTCCCCTCCACACCACTCACAATCGAGGTCAGAAGATAGAAGCCAATCAATCCGAACATCATGTTCGTGCTCGTCATAGATCCGCCTTCATCTCTGCCGCCTCCTGATACGTGCGCTTGAGAACTTCTTTCGCTTCAGGATTCTTATAGAACCATAAACGCCAGCATTCTCCGCAAATACTGCTCGGCTCACGCTTGGCTGCATACCGCGGGTGACTCTTACAAAAGTGACTCATCCTTCCCTCCCTGTGCAGACTGCCCACAGAAAATATCCAAGCGCAACCACCAGCACCGCAATCAGTGAGCCCATCATTTCCACCACCTCCCGATCGGGACATATCGTTTCGTGACCAACGCCACCACGGCACCTGTGGCTAACCAGGCCCCGCGTTCATACCAGCTAATTTGTTCACCCTCTTTGAGTTTGGCCTCATAGGCCGTGTTGAGGTCCGTTTGAATCCGCTGGCCTTCTTCCAGAGTGTCAATGTATCCCTTCTGCGACTCGATCACGGCAGCCTGGGCCTGATCCTTTTCTTTATACGCCGCCACGGCTCGCTTGCAAACATGGCACTGTTGGACCATGCCCTTGAATTCCCCATAATCGAGCGTTACTTCGGCAGCGTCAACGATGCCAAATGAGAGGAGCAATGAGAGAACCCCCATTCCACATGAGAGGAGCTTCATGGCGTCACCTCTAGCAATTTTCGCATATCGGCTGCATTCTCAAAAAACGCCTCTTCCCCGTAGGCTTGCGCGTATCCCTGTGCCTCGCGGTGTGCATTCATGGCCAACATCGCACACCGTTCAGAAATAAAGGCTTCCAGTCTGATACGGATCTCTAGTTCTGGTGTAGTCATGGTGCCACCTTCATCCTTTCTTGCGCTTGGGCTTGGATAATCATTCTCCCTATTGCCTCAACGATGGCAGGAACTACGGCGTTGCCGAGTCCTTTAAGTCGGTGAGCACGATTCTCGGTAGGCGTACCGGATGGGTCCAGCCGAGTCGATCCACAGTTGCATGTAAGAAGTTGTGACAGAAGATGCACAAGGTCTGAAGGTTTGACGGTTCGTTGTTCTCTGGCCTTCGATCGACATGATGCACATGCAGTCTGTCCGTTGAACCACACGCCTCGCATGATGACTGGCGATGTTGCCGAGCCCGCCAATGATACGTTTCCCAATGCTTTGGGAGGTCCCTCATATTCGCGCAGCGCAGCGAGCAATAATCCCAGCGTTTGAACACTCCCAAGTCCTCTAACCGGCCATTGAATCGCTTTCTTTCCATTTCCGCATTGCATCGCTTGCATGATTTCGAAAGTTCCGCTACTCGCTTTATCTAGTCCACCTCCGTCCAGCCAAGCGGGTACCCTTGCAACCACTCGACCCACGTCGGGTTCAGTTGGCCACCCACTACCTCCCCAAGATTCCCTTTCCCTCGATCTACCGTGCCGTCTTTCCACATACATTGTCTTGGTGTCGGCCAGGAATGCACCGCTCCCGTTAAGTGCTTCGGATCTGTCATCCCTGAATGTTCGCCGTAAATCGCTCTCGGTGTAGGCAAGAATCCAGACCCGCTTTCGGATGTGCGGCGCATCGACAGCACAAGCTGGAATCCCAAGCACCGCGACTTGATAACCAAGGGCTTCCAGGTCAGCGCACACTTGCTCGATCCCCAAATGGAGGAGGCCATACACATTTTCACCAAGGAACCAAGTGGGCCGGAGAACGGCGAGACAGCGGACCACTTCCGGCCAGAGATAACGCTCGTCCTCTTTGCCTTGCTGTTTCCCAGCGCAAGAGAAAGGCTGACAAGGGAATCCGCCGCAGACAAGATCGACTGCTTCGACCGTGCGCCAGTCAATCGTTTTGATGTCTCCGTAGCGGGGAACGCTAGGCCAATGTTTAGCGAGGACGCTGTTACAGTATTCATTGTTTTCAACTTGCCACTCGATTCGCATTCCAGCTCGTTCAAGTCCATGATCCATACCCCCTATTCCAGAAAATAAACTACCTACCGACATCATCATTTCACCACCATCCTGGTCACGCCCAATTCCTGCGCCATGTGCCGAATATGATCCGCCCCCTCTTGCGCCGTCACGAGCTGGACATCATGGACTTGTTTCGCCAGTTCGAGTTTCTCCGTTTTGAACCGCACCTCTTTCTGCCGTTGCACCTGCCGGGTATAGTTTGCCTCCACCGTGGCTTTGAGTTCCTTGATCTGCTCCTCGATGTTGGCTAGCTCGCGGGGCACCAACCGATCCACCACCACCGGCTCAGGACGCGGCTTTTCGTACACCTCGACCATGACCCAGAGCATCGCCCCGGCCCCGAGAAAGGTCCCACAGATAAAGCACACGGTTTCTCGCCAGTACTGATTCATGTTCATGGATGCTTCTCCTTGTAAGTAGCGAGGGGCCGGGGCTTGATACCGGCTCGCATAGATCCTGGGATGGTTGTCGCCAGTGCCCATTCTCGTTCAGCACTCCGTCCGCCTGCCACTCCTGATCGACAAATCCGGTAGCGTTTATAGCGTCCGTGCGTGTCCTTCCACGCCGCCCTTCGCCGTACTCTAGTTATTATTCCGTAGCTCCCGAATTTCGGCGACCATGCGCCGGACATCCGTTACCGTAAAATACCCTGACGCCAGCGCGACCCCGGCATCCTCGGCGGGGTGTTCATCCGGTGCCAAGCCCTGATCGGTCCAGTTGATAAATTTATCGAGACTCATCGCACACCTCCGTGGTTAATAATCCCGCCACCCGCTCCCATCTCTCGTCACCAGTCGCCAGGTGTAGCAGGGGAATTGTTCCCTGGCGATTTTGTACCGCGTGATCCCGTCTCGCAGATTCCGCGAATGTCCCTTGACTTCGATCATGGTCAAGCTGCCGTCGTTCTGCCAGACCATGAAATCCACCTTATGCCGCACCCCTTGGTCTTTCGTCTCTCTGTTCGGCCTGACCAACCAGAGGGACACAGGCTCATACCACCAATGCTGAATGTTGCCCGCGTGGCGTTCCAGGTCTAGGAATTGCGCGTAGGCGTAATTCCATTTGTCGGTCGGCTTCGGCCAGCCAGGGAGAGGTGAGGGGGCCACCACCGCGCCATCCGGCACAGGAGCTTGCGCTTTAACGGAGCGGCCTTCCGCCCTCACCATTCTCTCGTCCGGGATCTCCACGCTGCGCCCACCTGTGCGCACTCTCACTTGACCCACTCCAAGCACGGAACGCCCGTATCCTTGCACGATTGCTGAAACTCCTTGACAAAACTCACCCGCGCCTCGCCTTGTAAGTCCGACACCATGCCAATCGCAAGCGCCTCCTTGAGCTGCGTCACCACGTTCATCCGGTCGGGATCGTCACCGGCGTAGTCGAGGAAGGCGTCCCAATCAAGAGGGCTCGGCGTGGCCGGGAACGCCTTCCGCCAATCAAGAGGGCTCGGCGTGTCGGCCTGCTTTGCGCCTTCCGTTCGCAGCTCAGCAATCTTCTTGGCGGCCGTCGCCTTGTGCGTGGTGTAGGATTGAGTAGGCGTGGCTCGCTGATCCTCGGCTTGCTGCATCTCCTCATGCGTATACACGCCGCTCAACTCAGCCGGGAACGCCTTCCGCAAGGCTAAGGCTTCCGCACACTTGGCTAACATGAGAAACGGCATCTTCTTCCACATGCTCGTAGGATGTCCCTCTTTGCCAAGCTGAACATACTCATCCCACCGCGCCGATGAGGAGAACAGGCACGGTATACCGCTCACCAGCTTGGTCACTGTGACCCTCGCCACAGCAGGGACGCCATCAAGTCCCACGGTATACTCAGCATCACTCGACCCGGCGTATTGTCCTGTTCGGTCGGCAATCAGTCGGTAGCCGTCAATGCCGGTCTGAAACGTCATCTTCTCAATCTTGTCCTTGCTGTCCCATCGCTTAATGGCGTAAATCTGCTTCATCAGTGGGTCTAGCCCTGTGCGCTTGCAAGCATGAAAGAATAGCTCAAGCTCCAGGTCTGTCGCTCCCTTCGCAACCGTCTTCTTGATGAGTTCGATCTTGTCCCGATTCAATCCTGTCTCGTTCTCTTTTGGTACTACGTTTGACATATCGCTCCTTTCTCACAAATCTCAATGGCGCTTGATTATCGTAGCATTCCGGGCACAACTTCATCGCTCGAAATTCCCGCGTCGTCCAATCACCAGGGATTCCACATTCCCGGCACTGGCTCGCCTCTTTCCCGCTGGTGCACGGGAGTAGCATTAGTCGAAATACTCCGCTGTCCGGTCTGCCTCTCGCGCATCAAACCTGGCCTGATCGCCTTCATACGCCCCTGAGCGATACTTGAGAATGAAATCCTCAAGCGCCTCCGCCGCCCACGTCGAGGGCTTGGTTTGGCTCTTGGACGCCTCCGCGATGATCCGCCGCACCACGCTCGGTTTGGTGATCGTGATACTCTCCCATGTCTCGCATCCGATCTTTGGTCGCCCCATCATTTCACCCCCAGTTTCGCGAGCTTTTTCAACAGCCCTTTTGCTCGATTCGTGTTTCCGCTTTGGGTATTGGCGAGCTTGCGCACTTTTTCCCCACCGAAGCACTTGATCTTTTTGCTCATCATAATCCCATCCTGTCTAGTTTTTTGAGAAACCGTATCCCCATCCGGGTGCTCGCCGCCTTCACGCGCTGCGTGTTTCTCGGCTGCGTGAACTTGGTCACGACGGGTTTGCGATTCACCAGATACCCGGAGTCGTGCCGGTCCAGGCCCAAGAAGTTATCGGAAAACATGTAGCGGAAATACCTCATGGCCCCTCCTAGAGATTGCCAATGATCCAGCCAGCCGCCAGGAACCCCACCATCCAGATCACCACATCACCATAGTCGGCGGTCCGTGGCGCCGTGGCCGTGCGCTCCTCAAGCCCGTGCATCCGTTCGAGCCGGTCCACATAGTCTCGCGTGATGTCGAATTCTAACCGATACGGTTCGCGGGTCATGTTTTCTCCTTCTCGTCTTGATACTTCATCTCAGAATAGAGATCCTGGAGATCCAGGTCACATTCATAGCATGTCTTCTTCCCGACCCTGGCCCAGTTGCCACAGGCGCAGTAGTCTGCCGGATCCTCAATTTCTGAGTCCGCAACGCTCATCGCGCCACCCGCGCATCCGGCAGGCTCGCCCAGTATTCCAGCGCCAGCACTTCACATCGCGCCGTCGAGGCTTGGGCCTTGATGCCCCACGCCAGCGAGCACACGTTACACATGGAGTACGTCCCGCCCTGGTCGGTCAGGGTCAATGCAATTTCCCGGTCGTGACAATAGGGACATGTCATCATGATCCACCCTCCTTTGCTCGGTCGTGCTGCTCACACAGGAGCATCGTGCGGCCATCAATAAACCCCGTATTGTACCGTTGCTGCTCATAGGGCTCTGCGGAAAATTCCACCGGCTTTGTCCACTCCGGGAAACTCCGTGCATCGAGAAACCCTTGCTGCTCGGCCCTCGCTCCGCGAGTCTGCTTCACGAGAAACCCTAAATGCTCGTCGTAGGAAACCATTGGGCATCACCTCCAATCTGTAATGATTGGAGATACAGCAAGGCTGGTGCCGAAATCGAACATGAGGATTATTGCGAGGTTAGGAATATGGAGGCGCGATAACGGATTGAATGTGGGGCGTAAATGTGTCTCATGTGGCGGTTTGGCTAGCGCCCGAGGTGGTGGGCGATGAGGTCTTGGGCGAGGCTCTTGCCGTCTCGTTCGACGGAGCCCACGATCCGATCAATCGTGGGCTTCCCGCAGGTCATCACCTTGAACGGTCCACGGGCCAGCCAGGCTTTCGTGAACGCCTTGGCTTCGGCCCATCCCGGTTCCTTCTTCTCTGGGGTATTGACGCCCTCGACGCGGATCTTGACGACGCCCCCCGGCTGAAAGGCGAAGACATGGAAGGTATCGCCGTCCGGCTGATTCACCACGGCCCCAGGTGGGACATCAATCACGAGGCAACCCCCCGCATTGGCTTTGAGCGGGATGAGCATCGCCATGATGGTCAATCCAATCAGACAGAGCACGATGACGATGAACAAGAGGAGATCGATGCTCAGCCAGTCCTGCCACGGCTTTTTCAGCTTCCTTCCACTCATCTATCGCCGATGCTTTCCGCCGGTCACGGTTTGGATTGCGGTATTCGACGCACGCGCACTCGCCGAGGCGGCCGTACTCCCCCCACTCAAGGCCGCTCCCGCCCCAATCGAGCCCCCGACAATCGCCGCGCCGACAATCTCAGGACCAGCCCCACGCGAATAGCCAAACATCCATTCATCCTGTTCGGCCTTTGTCAGGAGAATACAATTTGAGAAATCCCCATCTGTGTAGAACATCACTTTTTTGTCTGGACCCTCACATCGTGCCAACCGCCCAAAGGATAAATTGGTTCCAAAGGATGAGCGGTCCTCAGCGGGGACCACCTTGACGAATTTCCCGCTCGGCTCTTTGTACGGCGTAATGCAGGAAGATAGCGACATCGCACATAGTAACAACACCACAGCCTTCATGATTGATCCTCCATTATTAGGGAATTCTCCCAGAGTACAATGAAATCATCCGCCACACTCACAAGGCCCTATGTCGATACTTTCACGCGAGTGGACGGCGCGTTTCAGGCCAGTTTTTTGCAATTGAATCAGCGACGTATCTTTGAGAATAGTGTGACGAAATTCAGCTTCCAATTCAATGCGTTGCTGAAAGACTCCTGGTTCCATTTCGGCAACCTTGAGCCAGTACGCCTTCCCGCCGCGCACGCATCCGATGCAGTTGGCATGTTCAGACCAGTGGTACATTGCTGGCGGCCTGACGCCCAGAGATACGCAATAATCGGCTGCCTGTTGCTTGGTGACTTTGCCGTCAATAAGCGGGAAAGCAGTCTTGTAGCCGCCCTGCCAGCCTCGCGCCGTGGCTCTCTGGACGCGCTGCCATTCGATAGCAGAGAAGCCCAGTACATTTGTGATGTCTATGACGCCTGCTGCCCTAAGCATCTTGAAATACTTGTCTCGCTGCTCGGCTTTCAGGATGCGCGAACAGAAGGCCATGCGGTTATTGGCAATGGCGTGCTCATCACGGAATACCTGAGTTACGGAGCGCCCGTCCGACTGCTCTGTAATTGGATGGCCTACAGCCTCAGAGAATTCTCTAAGGAACCGGTACGTGTCTGGGTGCTCTTCCTTGGTGTCGTGAAAGAGCCATACGACTTCGCCTTTCGGGAACTGGCGCAAGGCCCATGCCGCAGCCCACGCCGACGTAACACCACCAGAATATCCGACAACGATCCTACGCATGATGCTTCGCTTTCTTTCGGTTACAGGCTCGAACCCGCGCATGAATCTATCGGTTGCTGTGCCACCTCACTTCTCATAGCCCCTCCGTTAGAGTTTGATCGGCTCCGCCTTGGCGAGCAGATCAGTTTTGTTGTTACTGCCAAAGGTGGTTTGAAACCAGTACCCGACCGACCCCAGCCAAGCCGTACTATACGTCCCCAGCATCATGTCGGCAATACGTTGATTGGCCTCCGGGATGCTGGAGGTCACGACGAAGTAGAGAACCCAGAACTCCCCCGCCGTCAGGAGTAGGCAGATCCAGAAATGCGGGTGATGAAACTTGGATGGTTTCTTGTCGGTTTGATCGTCGCTCATTTGCCCCTCTCAATCAATCGATCCAATTTCGCGTCCATGCGCTGCGTGGTGGCTTCGATCGCTGATAAGCGGTGCGTATTGGCAACGTGATAGGATTGCAGCACAGCAATGTTGGTCGTGGCGGTCTGAGTCCGTTCACGCAGGTCTTTTTCCATGCTATCCATACGCGCCTCCACGGACGTGAATTTCCGTGTGAGCCAGCCAAACCCTGCTGCCAGGAGTAGGGCAATTCCTTTAGACAGGGCCTCAATCACATCCCACCAGAACCCATGTTGGTCGTTCACGCATACTCCGATCCACGCATCATCTGCGCTAACTCCAACGCCCGCCCCTTCACTTGTCTGGCCCATACACTATCGAGCATCTCATCCGCTGCCGTGTCGTAATTGCCCAGCTCGACCGCCTGCAAGAACCTCGCAAACTTCTTGAGGCCCGCCAGCCCGAGGTTGAACGCCATATCCAGAATCACCCATTGCCGAGGCGGCGAGAGTTCGGCGTACCAGGGGAAGGCGTGCGTGACTTCGAGTTGCACATCGGTGAGGTCGTCGAGGAAAATCTGATCCGCCGCCTTCTTCGTGATCGGCTTATCGCGGAGATTGTGCCCGTAGCCAATCGTTTCGATTCCGAGCGTGTCCAGGTACATCTTCAAATTCGGCTTGCCACCCTTACACTCATGCCGGGCGATGAATTCGGCTAAGGTTTCACTCATCAATGCTCCCCTTTGGGCGTTGACTCACCCCGTCCCAGCGATGGTTTCGGCTAAGGTCCTCTGTAGACCAGTCGCATCCCCAACATTTCCACGGCGTCGCGAGCGTTTCTTTCTCTAACGGCCGACCACACGCTTTACACTGCGTTTGCCAGTATTGGATGACCATTCCATCCCCCCGTGCGCTGATTCATCACGCCACCGCTTGCACCTGTTGCCGGATTTCGTCCCAAATATGCTGATGTCGTGCCGAGGCCATCTCCTCTCTCTGCGCATGCTGATGGAATGCGATGGTCCGATCGAGACAGTTCCCGCAATTCAGGCAACTCCACATCATGACCGGCCTCGCCCATCGAAGCGACACCTGCCAGGAGTCCCGCTCCCAGCAGGGCCGCTCCACCATCAGCCCATGACATCGCGCACACGGCATACCCATCCCCTACACCGGAATCTGCGTCCAGAATCCCTCCCAGCGCAATGCTTGGGAAGAGTAGGTTAAATCCAAAATAGAGGCCTGATTGGCCGCCGAGGCCAAACTCCCAGCCACTTTCGATCCTGCCGGATTGGCAACAGTCCTCCCGCCAGTGGCGTCCTGGTAAAACCGAATTCTCACATGCTGCCCGATATAGGGGTTCCCCATATCGAGCGTCGTGACATTCCCAGTTAACGCGCCCACCTCATAATATGCTGACGCCAGCGCGGTGATATTGATGGTTGTACTGTACGCCAGCGCGCGTATACGCTGCCGTGTGATGCCGTCTGGGCTATGGAAATTCGTCCCGTCAGAGGCGAACAGTACACCCTCACCTTTCAACATGTTCCAGATCCCAAACCCATTGAGCGTTTCCGTTCCGTTCATATCGACCACGATCGCGTTATCCAGCGTATTGCCGTTGACGATGGCCGCCGTAAACCCATTTCCCAACGTGGCGGCGGCTGGCACATTGATGGTCATCCCGGCCCCCGTACAGAGCAGCAAGTGGCCGTGATGCTCTTTGGCAATAGTAAAGGTCGTGGACTTCGTCACCACCGGCATCGTCAGACGAGCCGGAGAGCGATCTACTTCATACCAATCCGTCCCGCGCCGCTGGATTAGCAGATATTTCTTCGTATCGTCGAGCACGTAATCCGCGCTCCGATCCAGCAAGATCTGCCCCGATCCAGTGGCCGCATGCTTCACCACCACGAATCGCGCGGCATTGTTGTTTCGGAGAAGCAAGAGCGAGCCGTCAGGATAGTTCGTTTGGATGATGTTCGCCAGATCGTCGGACGCGGCCAACGACTCCGTTTCAACCACGAGCACCCCGCCGCTGCCCGCAGGCGTGATGGACCCTGCCGCAATCGTCACCGCCAGATCCGCCGCCCCCGCGCCAGGGATCTGCTTCGTCGCGGCGAGCATTGCCTCTAAGCCAGCCTTGAACTCTCCCTCGGTCCTGGCGTTGTCTGTTAAATAATTCACTGCAGGTAATGTTGCCATGAGAAAACCTCCTCAGTATCCGTGCACGATTGCATCCACTAGGCCAGTCGTGGCCACGCCATCTTTGTCGAACACTTTCACCAGCGGCCCCAAGGCCGCGTTTTTGTCCATCACTTTGGCATACGCCGCCGCCCCCGCGTCATCGAGCAGCATGGTGCGCACCGAGATAATTTCGCGATAGCTTTTCGTGAGCGCCAGCCGCGTGCCGAGCGCCGAGATCGCCGCAGCGTTGATCGTCTCCAGAAGATCCGGAACATCAAAAATTACACTTAGTTCTTGCAGCACGGCCTGCACCGTCCCGGCATAGCCGATAACCCGGATCTTGTACGGCTGCCGTCGGAGATGATCGATCTGCCCAGGCCATTGCATGTAGGGGCCCACCGCGCTCCACATGGCGACATCGGCGCTGCCCCACATCAGTGCGGTGGCGTCGCTCTGCCACATGACCGCACTGGAGTCGGCCTGGTACTCGATCGACCACAGCCCCGCCATGGTTATCTGCAATTTCAGCATCGCATCCAACTGAGCGCTCGTCGGCTCCACGGTGAACTCGTAGGTCATGCGGCTGAATGCCGCCGTCCACATGAGCGTTAGCGACGATGGCGACCACATCGGCGCAGAATCCTCCGTCCAAAAGACGGCGCTCGCGTCCGCTTTAATATCCCCACTGATAATCGAGCCATCCGTGATCGTCCCAGGCCAGCCGAGGGCACGATGATCGTCGGTCAACACAATGTTATCGATAATCACCCCGTCGTACACGACCGTGAGCGCCTTTGCGGTGAGACTTTGATTGCCCGCCACATCCACCGCTTTCACCAAATACGTCTGTGTGCCGGTGCGTTTAAAAATCTGAAAGTCCGTCACGCGCAGCACCGACTCATGCGCCGGCGTGGCTGCCTCCCAGTCGGTCGAATTGCCTGGCCTGAACCGCACGAGAAACCCCGCATGGTCGGCAGGCGGGGTGTAGTCCCACCGCAGCCGCTCCCCTTCGAGCACCAGCGCTTGCACATCCGGCGGATTGAGAATGCCCCGCACGATCTCGGCAGTCGGCGCCGTCAGCACGCTGCTTTCCACACCAGCCGTCGAAACACTCGTGACCAACACGCGCACCACCTCGCCTGACGGAATGCCACTGATGGGAAAGGCCCCGGTCGCCGATTCACCGAGCAACACATTCGTCCCGTTGCTGTCGGTGCGATACACGCGCCCCGCCTTGTAATGCGGCGAGCCGGGTGGCGACCACGAGACCCATATCGATTGCGTCGCATCGATTTGCTCCAGCATCGTCAAATCCTTCACGTTTTTTGGAGGCCCCGTCATGTCCTCCAAGGCACTGTATTGCACTTGATTCGTTTCAGACACGGCTGAGTCATCGTAGACTGCCGCGTTATACTCCACGGCGGTGATACGCACAGCGAGGTCCTGTGTCCGCTCGATCGACATGATGCGAAACGGTTTCGTACTGATGAGCGTCTCGCCAAATGCCCACACCTCGCCCTTGACTGGCGTGACTTCCCACGATCCTGAGATCGCCAAGGTGGAGACCGTACCGGGCGGTGTCGTCACCGTCGCGGTTTCCACCGTATCATCATCGTGCCGCACCAGGATTTCGTAGGTTTTTGCCGTTTCGATTGTCACCGATCGATCCAGCACGATTGTCGTACTGGATGATCCAGCCAATGCCCGACCGCCAAACCCCCATTGCGGAATATCATGTTGAAACCGGATGACATCCCCAGGCTCACACGCCACCGCATCCAGCGCCGCCTCAAAGGTAATGGTCCGCGTGACGTAGCGGTTTACCTTTTGATTAAACCGCGCCAGCCGCGCCGCATGCGAACTGCGAGTGATTCCATACCCGCTGATCGTCTTCCGGCGCGGCTGCTCGGAATTCGTCGTGAGGAGCGCATCTTCCAGCACGATCATGTCTTGCGCGTAGCCATTGCTAGCGTTGAGATACTGTACCTCGAAGATATTGGATCGATCCTTCAAGGATAGGAAAATTTCCTCAAACGAGTCTGCCGTGATATTCGCCATAGTGAAGAGCTGGACAGGAACAGATGGCTTTTCAATCTTGATGCGGATGTAGCTGCCGCTCTTGATCGGCGAAGCCTGGCCGATCAGGCAGATCCGTTGCACCGCCGCCCAGATATTCTCTCGATCGGCATCGAAGACGAAATCGCAGGTCGCGCGCGGCTCTGTGCCGCCAATGCCATTGGGCACCAGCTCATCGCAGAAAACGGCCCAGTCCAGAAAGCTCTGTATGTCCAGATCGTTCGACCGCACTGCATAGACGGCCCCGGCCTGTGTACTGCCAGTCCACGCCTGCGCCAATGTTCCACTTTGCGCGCCATAGTTGATTGTGGCCACGATCCCGATCGCCTGCAGAGATGGCACATGCAGCACGTCTCCCTTACGCAACGTCGAGGCCGTCCAGCCGGTGCCAGATCCGGTAAAATTCACCGAGCCATTCGTCACCGACAGCGTTCCCGCCTCGTGCAGTTTCTTCCAGGTAAACCGTCCATGCCCATACCGCTCGTTGGTCAACATATCGAACACGACCCAGGCAGGGTTCCGGCTATAGACCTCCTGATACAGGAGCTCGGTACTCCACCCCTTGACGCGCACACCATGCAAGAGACAGGTTACTCGCGGCAAGCCGCCGCTCAGTTGATTCGTAGCCACAGCCCGCACAGCTAACAGCGCCGTGTGCGGATACGTGTAGTTGTCGTTCACCAGCTCCGTGATCGCCTCGCGCCTCACCGTATCCACCCGCTTTGTGGACGTACTTTCTGCAGTGGTGCGCCGCACGCGGATGTCATACTGTCCACTCGGCAAGCTGTCCACTCGGATCGTCTCACGGATCACGGTGCGCGTGTGCTTCCGAATCCGCTGCCGTGGCCCCGTCGTCCATGTCCCGAACGCGCTCAATTTATAATCCACTTCGATAAATACATCGGTTCCCGCAAAATCACCGTTGTCGTTGATCAGAAACAACCCACCTGGAAAGGTGAGCTTGACTTCGACGGCATTGATATTTGACCCGATCGTCGTATAGGTAATAAAACTCGTCGTGAGGAGCGCATCAGCATCGTATGTCACTCCCGCCTTGTCGTCAAACAACGTGATGGGGGATTGTGTAATCAGGCCAGTGCGCGCCTCAAGCGACACGCCTGAGAAGTTCTCGACAGGCTGTTGGTTCATGTGCACACTCCCGATGGCCAACACCTCGCCTTCCGATACGGCATACAGCAGATTCAACACATCATTATTCGATTCCGTCTTGACTTGGGCTGCAATCAACTGCCCGCCGACACGATGCTCGCCGTATACCACCGGAATCGGCGCACCGATGCGCGTGCCGTTGGTGATCCCACTGAATCCATAGGTGTTCGATGATTGCAGATCACTGGAGCTGGTCGGCACATTCGCCGCCGTGGGCCGTCCCGCCATCATATTCTCGATGGTTGGAAACGCCTGCATCCCGACGAGCCCACCAGTCAACAGCCCGGAGGCCCACGTAGGCATCCCGACGTGCCGGAGCGCCCAATAGACGCCTAGCGGCGGAAAGACCACCCCGGAGACAATTTTCCCGATCGTGCCGCGCAAGCGCGGATACAGCACGATTTCCGCACCAGGCACCAGGATATGCGTGTCCCACTCCTGCCGAGCGAGCACGCGCCCACCGTCCACCGCCACCCAGTCGCCTACATGGCAATCCGCCGGCACAGCCTCACTCAACCACCTTCCGGCAGGGCACGGCAGCATCTCCCGCGAGCGATCTGGCTGGAGCGGATCACGGATGAAGATTAGTTGACAGAGGCGTATGATGTCACTCGTAGACATAAAACCCTATAATGCGCTCACGCCACGGCTCACGATCCACCCGGCTGATCACCGCGCCGGTCGTGCGCAAACTATGGAGAAACTCCACCTCGGTGAGCAGATAGCCGATATGCCCGACCGCCTCGCCACTGCGAAATTCCACGACGCCGCCCGGCACCGGCTGCTCGCACCGCCTCCATCCACCCAACCGCTCGGCAATCCACCGTTTCACGTCCGTCGGCACCTCAGCCGAGACGAAGGGATCGGGAATCGGACGCCCGGCCCGTCGGCAACATTCGACCACCAGCCCGAAGCAGTCGGTTGCCGTCCCTGGCAACCTCGCCCCGATCTGATAGGGCATGCCGAGCAGATCCTCGACCGGCACCATCACAACCTCCCCGACTGCGGAGACAACAAGGGAAACCCACCGAATCGCGGTACGTTCGCATGCGCTCGGCACCCGTTCGACCCTTCTAAGATTTTGCTGCACGTTGCCAGTCCGCCTACGTAGCCGCACTCCGCGCTCTTGTAAATCCACCGGCAGCTATCCCGGAAGAACCGACCGGACGGGAACTGATGGTGCGAGATCCGATCATGGCCAAGAATGAACGTGACAAACTGCGCCCCCTTCACCTGGATGCTCATAATCTCATACCGCTCGTCCAGCACCACGGCATCAGGGTCAGCCAGGTTAGCGGAGTTCACATATTTGATCGAGACCCGCGCGCCGCGCAGTTCGTTGAATTCCACATACGCACTGATTTCGCGCGTCACGTTTGAAACTGATACCGATACGTCATGGAGCCCCCCCTTCGCATCCTGTGAGAGCTCTTCGATCTCACAGCCGAACGGCGCGTAGTTCTGCCCATCGAACGTCACCGTCGTGGGATTCGGCACCAGCCGCAGCGTGGTCGAGGCGTTCACCTCCACCGTAATCAACGGCAACCAGGCCGAGACCATCGCCAGTTTGTTTTTTTCAGCGACTAAGCTGGCAGTCAGTTGCCTCATAGCGCTTCCTCGACCTCGATCGGCCCGATGTTGTAGTGCGCCGTGCCGACAGATCCCAATAATTTCACCGGAGGCGGATTGCTCGCATCATGTTTGAACCGGCAGGAGACCACCTCCGCCGTGATCGGATGCGTAAAGTCGAACGCCTCCGCTCCGCCCTTCCGCGCATCCCAAAAGGCCAGCCACGTCGTGCGATCGGCAGCCGGGACGCCTTGATGCAGAAACTGAAACGCCCGTGGCGCCGTGGTGCTCTTGGCCCGCGTCTGCGCGTACCCCGCCTCGTAGCCAGTCCGCACCACCTGATAGGCACGCGGGATCTCCACGAAGCTATCAGGCGCAATCGCGATGGATGGATAGGCTGCCATTTATGCCCCTCCAAACGCCTGCCGAAGATCCGGATCGCGGTAAATGATATCCACGATCATGCCCTTCAGCTGCCGGCGGTAATTCACCTGCGGCGCATCGGTGCGCCCGGAATTCACGATATTGATAGAAATGTTGGGTTGACTCTCTGTCTGCACACCACCGTCGTTCAACTTCGCGAGCGCCTGCATCCCGTGCCGATTCAACACACCCTCGCCAGGTGTCAACATCGCGCGAACAGTATCCTGATTCCCTGCCCCGAGCACCATGCCCCCGCTCGCAAACTTCATCGCCCCCACATCGATGCCAGAGACATTCCTACCACCGAGGCCACCGAACAGCTCAGACATCCCTCCACCAATCCCACCAAACCCGCCCGTGAGCGCCTTCAGTGCAACGGCCGTCGCCAACTGCGCCATCACTTGGGCAATGATCTGCTTCGCAAAGTTGGCGAAGCTCGAAAACAAATCTTTCAGCGACTTAATTTTATTATCCATCACATCAAAGAAGAACTGCCGAAAGCTCTGCTCCATAAACTGCGCCGTCCGCTGCGCCATCTGCGCCCCCATGCCAAAGGCCGATTGGGTGTCCTGCACATACCTCTGCAGGCCGAGTGCCCACCCCTGGAAGATATCGCCAGAGTATTGCTGATTGATCGCCGCGAGCTTTGTGAGGGACTGAATCTCCACCGTTTCCCGTTCCTGGGCGGTCAGGGTGGTGCGGTTGAGAATCTGCTCCTGCAACTGCGAGTCATGATTCTGCCAGGCGATCAGGAGCCTCCCAGATTCCTCCGTCGTGAGCTGCAATTGATTGGCCAGGCTCGCCCGCAGCAACTCCATCTGACCGTCGTACATCGCTTCCATCGACGCCCCGACCTGATTGCCGTAGTCAACCCACGCTTGCGCATTCTTGACGAGCGACTCCCGCTCACGGGCCGCCGCCTGATCGCGGAGCTGCACTTCAAACTGCGTCCGTTGCACGATCGCCTGGCCACGCCGCGCCTGCTCCGCCTCATCTTCTTTCTTGAATTGCGCTTGACGATCGAAGGCCAGAAACAATTCATTCGGTCCCGCCGCCGCCTCGCGCGCGAGCTTCGCCTGAATCTCCAGCGCCCGATTCTGCGCCAAGAAGATTTCCAGCTTGGCCTTGCCGAGCTTCTCCTGATCCGCCAACACCGGCACCGTCGCGCCCATGAAGACATCCCGGCCACCAGATGGCTTGGGCGATTCCCCCCCGCCCACTGCGCCGAGCTGATCCTGGAAAATCTGATGGAGCCGCTTATCCGTTTGTTGATCGAGATTCTTCCGGCTCTGCACGAGTACATCATCCCAAAACTTCTTCATCGACGCGCTGGCGCCCATCTTCTTGAAGAATATATCCAGCTCCATCGACAGCTCTTTCAACCCATGCCCCAGCAACGTAAAAATAGAGGCGAGCCCCTGCATTTCCAACTTGAACACTTTACTCACTGGGCCGGTCGCGGCATCACCCATCGATTGCATCAGCTGCGTGAGCGGCCCGATCAGTTCCTTCCCGATGGCCAACTTGAACCCTTGCGCGGATGCCTCCAGCTTCTTGATTTCATCGTTGAACTTGGAGGCCGCGAGCGCGGTATCCTTCGACATCACCACACCAAGCCGCTGGGCCTCGCGCATCAACTCACTGATCCCGGCCTTCCCCTGATTGAGAAACGGAATCATGTTGAGCCCTGATTGTCCGAAAAGCCTGACCGCCGCGTCGGCCTTCAGCGCCCCATCCGGCATCTTTGAAAAGACATCGGCCAGTTCGAGCAAGACATCCACCGTCGGTCTGACCTGCCCGCTCGCCGTTGTGGCCGACACCCCAAGGCCGGTAAAGAGCTTCGCGCCTTCTCCGCTGCCACGCGATGCCTCAGCAATCGACTGCGAGAGCCCCTTCATGGCCACCGTCAGCTGCTGGCCTTCGAGATCCGCCATATTCGCCGCGTGCGCCAAGGCCGTATAGGCTGCAACCGTCGTCCCGGCCCTCTGCGCCCCTTTGAGGGCTTCTTCGCCAAAGTTCGCCGTGCTCTTCGCAATGGCAAACAGCGCCGTCCCGGCTATCGTCAGCTGCGTGCGCCAGTCCTTAATGAAATCGTTGAACCCGGAGAGCGCCCCCTGCGAACTGCGGAGTTCATTCTTAAACTCGTCGGCAACCAGTCGAAGAACGAGGGCTAATTCCCTATTCTCAGCCATCAGCGCACCTCAATACACGTTGTAATCCGGCACCGGCCAAAACCTACTGTCCACCGACAAGCTCCTCGTCCTAACCGTGCTCCGGCTGCCGCCGTGTGTATCCGGTGTGCTCGCGGCATCCTCGCCGTAGCCGAGCACCAGCGAGAGCCCCGCGCACGTCCCCACCCCATCGATCGACAGCAACGCATCGCCAACCCCCACGACAGTGGCGAGGCCGGCGCAGACGCCGACCGCATCACCCGGTCCCCCAGTCTGTAGACGAGCAAGTAGAAGCGACACATTCGGTCCTCAGTACGCCGTCACTTCGGCCCAGGCCACATCCACCAGCACGCGCACATTGTTTGTTGTCGCGCTGCCCAGCACCAGATTTTCAAGCACAACCCCCTCATTGGGCGCCAACACCGGCGGATGGACCGCCTGCTGACTACTGTCGAGTAACCGCTTCATAACCGGACGCGACGTAGCCGAGACCGACGACATCCACGCCATCATCGAGGCGATCGGCGAGCCGTCCTTCGTCGCCGTCCATCCGGTCATCCCGTTTGTCGAACTGCTGCAATATCGCACATGTGCCCCGCCAGGCGCAGCGGACATGCCCGACGTGCGCATCGTCGATGCCGATGGCGTGGCCGTGTTCGTCGTATCGACCGCCGAAAAATTCGTGCATTTGTACAGGCCTATTTCCAAATCGTATGGCACCACCACACTCCCAAACGGCAGCACACTCACCTCGATCAGCAACGGCACGAGCAGATTGCTCCCCGCATTGCGGATCTCAAACAGCCGCGCGTTGACGACCTGCCCAAGTAGCAGCGTGATCTTCGCCGAGGTGCGGTAGTGCCCCAGCGCGCCATGGTCAATCGGTTTGATATGGACATTCGCCCCCTTGAAGGCTGCGCCTCCGCCGCCGATCAGACTCCCATTGTCAAGTTGAATTTGTATCGGCATGCGCCCTCCTCAGTTCCACACCCATGACACATTCCATTGTCCATACAGCCGTGTGCCTTGCCCATGGCTGGACAGCTGCGACGTATTCATCCCATAGATCGTAAAGCCGGTCGCGGCGATAATCGTCCCAGCCATCACTTTCACCGTCTCCACCCGATGCTCGTCGGCGGAATGGTCGGCGGAATCTTCCGGTCTGATCCACGCCTCCACCAACGAACCTGACAGGATGCCGCTTTGCCCCGTGATCGCGACCGATGCATCAGACTGGCCAGGGAAGGCCCCAAAATCTACCACCGCCGTGCCTTGCGCCCCCATCACTCCTCCGTAATTTCACTCGCCGTCGTCAACCTCGGAATGACCGATACGGCCATCGTGATCGGCGCGATCAACGTGCCGACATAGTCAATAATGCCGGACCCGCGCGAAATGCTCCAGTACGTGATCGGTGATCCTGGCGAGGCCGTACAGACCGGGAAGAGCACCGCCGCCGCCAGATTGACGCGATTCCCGACCACCGTCCAGCCCGCGCCACTGCGCGCCACCGTTTGCCGACTGTATCCCGTATAGGCCGTCTCATTGATCGACTGCGATCCGCCGATGCCGGGATCTGCCACATGCAGCGCGAGCACATGCCCCGTGAACGGAGACCCAGCGGCATTGTCGGCCACCGTGGCAATCGCCGTACCGAGAAAATAGAGCCTCAGCAGATCGTTGCGCCATGTCGTTCCCTTGGGCATTTATGGCCCACCCGCCGCCCTCGGCTCATTGACCAACCGAGGGATGACTGTGTACGCGCCGCCGCCAACCGTGAACGCGGTCCCACTATCAAGGTGTAGCCGGAGATCAAAATACCCCGTGGAGTCTGTGTCAGATTCAAAACAATACTCCAGCTCCGTCTTAAACCCGTTATTCAGGCCCACAATGGCAGGAACATCGTTCGCGGTGAATACCACCCCACCGGCAACAAATGTCCCTGCGGTCGACAACTGGTTCGTGGTGGCCGAGCCGTTCGCGGGCACATCCGATCCGCTTTGCACCCCACACATCTTGATATTGTTCACGCTGAAATCATCCGTGATTGGAGCATAGGCCCCACCCGTCGAGAAATAGGGATGGAAAGCGGAGATGGGGCAATTCGCGCCTCCGCACACCACGGCGAATCGAACACGGATCTTTCCGCCTGCGGGGAGTTTGTAACTGGCAAAGTTTTCAGCGGCCCCCGTGGACGCAAACCCATGCGGGAGCATCGTTGGGGAGGCTTCGAGCCCGCGCCAGTCATGTAGTTCATACCGCGCCTGCGTGAAGGTATGCGCCGGCGCGCCCGCCGCGTTGTTCGTGCAGGCGGTGTTCGTGATCGTCGAAAGAAACTGTTGGTTATAAGTATTCCCCAGCAACGCCGAATCGGTCAGATTCGTAGAGGCTGGGACGATCGAGATATCAACGGTATCACCACCAACATACGAGTTCGTGACGGTAAACTCATACGTGTTGTCGGTGGGACGCATCGAACTGATAACGGCGTTATTGGACCCGTTTTTACGAAACGTGACGCCCGTGGCGGAGGAGGCCGGTAACATGGGCGGCTTGAGGTTATTTATGAAGGTCACGCGCACGACCGATGTGGCGCCCGCCTCTACGCTACAGGTGGAGAATGTGGGCACTTCAAACGCGCCTTGGTCTGGCAGGCCATTGGCCGCCCCGCCGATAGCCGTCCCTCCATCGATGGCGACTGATCCGGCCTTCAACCGAAGATCGCCAGTTGACGGAGACACCCATATGGCTGACGCGGTGCCAGTTGTCAGGTTATCCGTCAACGTGGTATTGGTTCCCAGGTTCCGCACATTGTTCGTGAACCCTAGTGCGATGTTATTTTGGACGACCGTATCGACCGTACTGGAACTAGGGATATTGATCCCATTCGTACACCCACCCGTCTTGCAATAGAATGCGTTATGCCGAACAATACTTCTCGTTGGGGTTTGGAGGTTAACCGTAATAGCTGTCGTGCAATTGCCGCTAGACACCACCATATTGCGCTCGATAACATTGTCAAGATAGGACAGGAAGATTTCGCTTCCAGAGAGCGTGATAACGCAATTATCATGTACGTAGTTGTTCCGAAACTGCATGCGTGATGGTTGCTTATAGAGCTGTGCACCCATCTGTGCATTATGATCGAATTCGCTGTATTCGATGATCGCGTCATCGGTACCGTTGTCTGTGTAGATCCCGTGGTCAAATGCATCATGCCCATTATTGTGAAAACGTGACCGGGTAACATGCAGGAAATGCACATGCGCCGTAAACATCCCGATCCCAGCGTTGCGGCCTGTCACTCCGTCCAACGTGATCCGGTTAGACGGCACCGAGATAGTCCCGTCAATGCGAAACGCAAATCCACGTTTCCCATTAGGCGCGACGACGTTGGTGTTGTCTACAATGAGCTGCTTAATGCTGATGTCGTTCTTACTCGTAATCCTAAATGCATCTCCGTTGGTCGCCCCAACAGGCGTTTGGATCGTGACGGTCTGCCCGTTATAGGCCCACAGCTTTGTAGGTTGGCTGCTGTTCACGCCTGATTTTAACGTGTTGTCGAACGCCGAAGCATAGGTTCCCGCTAGGACGTAGATATTATCCCCACTTGCATGTGCCGTCACCGCCGCCGTGATCGAATTGTAGACCAGTTCAGACCCGCTCCCACACGTTTCTGTGGCCGGATTGAAGTCGGTATCAGAGGGTGCCGAGCACCCGGAGGTAGTGCTATCAACATAACGGTCTGTCGCGTTCGCTGAGAACGGAATCGCCAACAGTACAACCGTGACCATTGCAATTAATTTCACTGTAGCACCTGTGGAGCAACGGCCCGTCGTGCCGTCACGACTTGCGCAAATGAATCATCAACAGTCGCAAGGGAATCCGCGCCACCCGATCCACTAAACCGCACCATGCCCTTGACGTTGCCGCTGCCCGTATTGTCGGTCAGCGGACCAAGGATCGTGACGCCGTTGTGTTTGCACGAGAGCTGATCCCCCACTGCACGGGTTTCGAGTGTGTCGTCGCTCCCAATCGTGACCCCCACCGTGCCGTCTTCGGTCGCAACCCCGTCGAGTACGTTACCGACTCGCGCAATGGGGCTGGCCGCATCGCGTAGAACACAGAAGGCATAGGTCGAGGTACTTGTGCCGGTGTGACGAACGCCGGGGCCAGCTTCCGCATTGGTCGCGGACACACGAGTCAAGGTCTTGATCGTGATTCGATGGAGCATGTCCGTTGAATCGAGCGCCGTGGAGTTATAGAGGAGGTTCGTCGCAGCGGCGTTGGTCATCCGCAGCGTATTGCTGACAATCCCGGCGGCTGCGGTCCCGGTATAGCGCGTCCATGTGTGGTCGCAGACATACGTACCGTCCGTATCGTCAGGACACGTAAACGTCTCTGCGACCGAGGTAGCCGCCCAAGCGGTTGTCACAGACACAAGGTATGCAGGCACTACGACCGGCAGATGGAAGGCAACATTGAGCCAGTGCAGGATATCAGGGACGTAGGAGGCGAGCGGAGCTGAACGGCTCCAGACCTCTTGCCCTTTGACCATGAGCCGCTGTTTCCCGTCACGCGAACGCTTAAGGTTGATCGCATTGGCATCGACAATTGCGGACAGGACCTCCCCCACAGTTGTTTCAGTAATCGGGCGACCGAGGACGCTTGCGAGAAAGGTTTTTTGCTGGGAGGTAAGTGGCGCGGTCAGATCGATCTGACGCACCCCCGCACGAACGGGGAGCGTCGGGCCGCTACACAACGCGATACCGTTGATTCGCGTATTGTCGAGTCGCAGACTCGTGCACTCAGTGTTAATGATATTGCTATGGGCACGAAACGGGTCCGATTCGGTCCCTGTCCCTTCGTAGGTCGCAAAATACTCAACGGCTTTTGCTGGTATTGGGATGATCAGTAGTAGGAGAAGGAGCGCAATACTCATCTTAGTTGCTCAAGCTGTTGACGGTGAACCGCACATCTGCAAACCCCCACAAACGGAAATCTGTCATTTGCGTCGAGGTGGTCGCTGTGGCATCGATTTGGCAGGACCCATAGAGCGTCGCCCCTGTGGCCACCGTGCCATTGATGGTGATAGCGGAGCTGGTCGCCGCCACCTGCCGATACTGGGTGGCAGGCGTCAAGAGTACGGCTCGCTCGCCCGTGGTGCTATGCGCAGCAAAGATATCCGTCCCAGGGCGATACGACTGTATGGCGCAATCCAGTTCGATATTGCCACTCGGCGCGGCATTTTTACTTACGCCATAGAGTCGTACCGTCGCGGTCGTGACATGGCTCATGTCGGCGGTCACGGAGAGTGCAAAATCGACCGAATCCGTATCCACGTCTGTGAGTGTCGCCCACCACGAGGCGGGCTGATTGGTAATGACGCTCTCTTCCGCGATTGCTGTCGCCCCGCGTGGCGACAAGGCGACCCGCATGACTTTCTCAGGATAATAGGCTGATCCGAACTGATACATCGCGTTCTTCGACGCGGCATCAGGATCGTAGGTCAGCATGCAGGCGTTGCCTTCCACATCCCACGGGATACACCCGGTAAAATTTGTCCACACATAAAACCGAGTATTCGCATCAGGATTCGGGCGAGCGAGCGGCCCCAGTGTCCCGTCAGCATAGAAGCACAATTCGGCGCCGCCATCTCCGATACACCGGGCATTGCCCAGGCTGTTCGCCGTCGTTACATCAGCTGTCCAGGCCCCGCCGCTTCCGATGCCGCGCCCGCCGGAAACCGCCGTGGTGCCGGTCCCAGTCACCCTGATTGTGCCGCTCGTGTAGGCTGAAACCCGCGCCTTGAACCCATTTGCGCCGCCAGGACACTCCCAATACCCAGGCTCCGTTGCCTCGGTTGACTGCGAATGGTCGGTCGTATTGACACATTGAACCAACACGTACCCGGTCGCATCCCTCGTCTTTTTCTCAAACACCACCGTACCAACAAACGTACCCTCCACCTGCACCGCCACGGTTGAAAAATAATCTGCCGGCATCACGCTGCCGTCGCCTGTCGCCGTGGCCCCCGAGTGAAAAACCCAGGGTAACGCCGACTGCGCAAATGCTGGCAGCGGCAACCAGGCCACCGCCACGGCGATCACCAATAGCGCCTTCAATCGTATCATCATTGCGTCCCTCTCAGTTCGGACAAGTTCGGCACGCCTGCGCCAACCCGTCTCCAAAGTATTGCATACACTCCGTCATACAACTCCCCCCGCAGAACTCCCCGATCGTCTGATCCCGCTTCGCCTCCGGCGCGTCCCTCCACCAGGGCAGCGTCACGCCGAACCATCCAAGGATGGCGCGGTCAACAGCGTCTCGCTCGATGCAGCGCCGGAGATAGGGCTCGGACTCGGCTGGGCCCCACTCGGCGAGGAGTAGGGGAACTCTCGTAAGGTCTCCTCCGCTGAGCGTGACGAGGCTCCGCTCGACCCACTGCCCCCAGGTGCATGAGACTGTGTGGTCTCGCCAGGCGCCGCCTCGGCCAGTTTCTGAAACTCGGCCTGCAACACCTTGCCGGGAATGAGCATGGCCATCTGATCCGGCCGACAATACCGAAAAAAATGAGGGCCAAAAAGCGCCACCTCCCCGCCGGTCAATTCGGCGGCGAACAGCGCGGCCCGATCCTGAATCGTATTGAACGAGAGCCTCGAATGCTGTGCCCGCGTGTGCGTCGCATCGATCAAGCTGATCGCCATAAACAGCGGGCCATTCTCGCGCAGCAGATCATGCACGGTAGCGTAGTCCAGCCGCTGCATATCGATGTTGCAGAAGACGTGACGGGCCAGCCAGCTGTTTTGCTGCCACGAGAGCGGCTCCAGCCGATACTCACGGCCGCCGATCTGATAGGTATTCTCTGTCATCTCACCTGCGTCGTCCATGCGGCTCCTTATCTAGGTAAACGCGATACTCAGCTCATCATCCCCGGCCACGGTATCGCGCTGCATGAGAAAATCAGAATTCAATGTAGCAATGCCGTTGCGATCACCCTCGGCGATCTTGGTGTATTGCGCTTTCGGAATGCTGAACGTCACGATATTCCCCGCCGTCGAGCCGTGCTTCCACGTCAACAGCCCGGTCGTGTTGGCCTTCCATCGGCCATAGAAATCATGTGTTGCAACCAGCTCATCCTCCGGATCGAAGCTCCCCTTTGGCTCGCGATCGGTGAGGAGCGTGGAAATAAACCCGGAGGCTTGATTGATGTCGCCGCGCCGTTCCAGCACGTTCCCCATATCAAATTGCAGCTGTGAGACGAACGCTTGAAAGGAGGCGATACTGAAAACCGCCGAAAGCAACGGAAACGGGATGGTGGTTTCAATGCCGGACGGTGTCGGCAGCGCCACATCCGTCACATCGACATCCACCCCGATGAATTCAAACTCCAACATCCCCGGCTCGCCACTCTTGGCGCTGTATTTCGCATTCCCGCGCGCGCCCTTCGTCTGCTTCCTGAGTCCGTCCCGATAGGTGGCGATCGTCATCGTGGGAATAGCCGCCAGCGAGCTTTCAGGGCTATAGGTCACACTCGTCGCCGCGACCACCACCTCTTTGAAGCCGCAGGACTTCAGATATTTCCCAAACGCTGGCGCCGTCCCTGCCGTGCCGGAGCCCTTCACCTCGCACTTGAACGCGATCGCCGAGCCGCGCGTGGTGGCGATCTGCCCCTGTGGCGAGAGGGAGTTATTCAGAAACTTCCGCTTGAACATCGGCACATCGGCGTCAAACTTCGGGTCCATGATCAGATTATTCGCGTCGGCTCCGGCCAAGGCGATTGCCGTCCCTTCCGTCACCTCCGCCTTGCCGGCCAGCACCACCCGATTGCTTAAAATTCGTCCCATCTCACACGCTCCTTTCTACTCAGCCCAATAGCTGTCGGTCACGCTCGCTCAGATTTCCTTGGTGGTTCCACCAGCTCGGCACTGCCGCCGTTCAACAGCAGCTCCGCTTCCGTCCTCGGCAAGTCCAGCACATCGCCAGGCTCGCCCGCCTTGTCTTTCTTCTCGTTGTAATACGTGCAAAACAATCGAACTTTCATCACGCCCCCCCTGTCACCTGCGTCACCTTGGCCATCGAGCCCGTCATGCGCGTGCACGCGGGCATCGAGCCCGAGACTTGGATTAGATGCAGTATGTTGATAATTACCACCTCGATCTGCGCCGAGACCGCCGCCGATCCCGTCAGTTGAGCCGCCAGCCGCAGATCGGTGGCCAGCGCACCCGCCAGCGATCCGGCAGTCTGCACCTCGGCAGCCATCCGTATTTCGGTCGTCAGCAATCCAGCCAACTGGCCAGCGCCACTCAGCGCGGCAGTAAACGCGCTTTCCGACAACAATGCCGCCGAGAGGGCTCCAGATCCAGAGAGCGCTGCAGCCAGCCTAATCTGACTGGTCAGCTGTCCAGCCAGGGAGGCGGCAGCCGTCAAACCCGCGCGCAACGGCGACTCGGCTGTGAGCGCGGCAACGAGCGCGCCGGTCCCTTGCAGCGCCGAGGCCAATCGCACGTCGGTGGTGAGCGCGGCGGCGACCGTGCCAGATGCCAGTAGGGACACGGCCATATTGATTTGGCTGGTGAGCGCGGCGGCGAGTGAGGCAGCGGACGACAGTGCCGCCGCCAGGCGAATATCGGTCGAGAGAGCACCAGTCACCGATCCGGTGCCTTGGACCGCAGCGGCCATTTCAGAGGAGGCCCCAGCCTGCAAACCAGCGGCGATGGCGCCAGTAGCGGCCAGCTGTGAGGCCATCCGAATACTGGTTGTCAAGGCGGCGACCACCGCGCCGGTCCCTTGCAGCGCCGAGGCCAACCGGATGTTAGTATTCAATGCTCCGGCGACGGCGCCGGTGCCTTGCAGCACGGAGGCCAATCGCAGATCGGTGAGAAGATCCGCGACGAGCGATGCAGTAGCATTGAGCTGCGTCGCGAGCTTGATCTGTGTGGTCAAGGCGGCAGTGAGCGAGCCAGATCCAGACACCGCCGCCGCCAGCCGAACATCGGTTGAGAGCGCACCGGCCAGCGATCCAGCCCCGGCGAGCACCGCCGCAAGCGTCGTATCGCCCGCCGTCTTCGTGAGGACGAACGGTTGACGCCGATATAGGACCGGATCAAACCGCCGTCTGAACACTCCGCCGCTCATGCGCTATAACTCCTCAACCATGATATGCCCGCCGATTGTAATGCTATCGGCTGGCGTCGTGGTCAGTTCGAGAACCTTTTTCTCTCCGCCGATAATCTTTGGGCGCGTTTCAGGCGTGAAGACTTTGTCAAACTCCACGCGGACATTCCAGCCGAACAACCGCTCATCGGTAATTGCCCCGGTCCCAACAACGAGTTTGGTGGTATTGTGGATTTCTGCCGCGAGTCCGCTGGCGGTATCGCGAGGATCGACAGGGACCGGCGTCGGGGCAGATCCCCCGCTTCCGCTCGTCACCGTTCCACTGGCCCGCTTGAGCTTCAAGGTCAGCTGTTCTTCCTGGGCGTCTCCCACCTCGGTACTGTTGGCGAGATAGATCGAATGAATCACACACATCTTTTCCGCCGCAGCGGTCAGCTCAAAGATGTCCACTTGCGCGGTTTGCGCCGTGAAGGCGATTGGCACTTGGTACATGCGTCCCATACAGGCTCCTTTATCTATCGCACGAGTAAATGCGCCATCGGACTCGGTTGCGGCGGCAGGCTGGTAGAGCCGCCCCCTGTTGTCCCGAGAACCTCCAGCGTGATCGCCGTCATATCCCCACCCGCAAACCCAGAAAACCCGTAACTCGTCGCTCCCGAGGCCCCTTGATCGCCCCAACTGGCGGCGAAAAACGTGGCAGCCCCGCTGACGAAGGTGGCCTCTCGTTGTGTTTGGCCTGAGGGAGTCCATGTCACGGTCGTATCATTGACGGCGTTCCAGTCGCCCCAAATCTGCACCACATGAGAATTTGTCCCGGTGCGCGTCAAGGATTGCGTGGTCGTCGAGCCTAACGCAGCCGAGATGGACGTGCCGCCAAGGCCATCCGATCCACTAAACACAAATACGGAGAGCCCGCCAGCAGAGACGGGGTGACTCTTTACGCTCGTGACTGCCCCCGATCCACTCGATCCGGCGGTAGCGGTCCAGGCGTACCCTTTGCACGAGTTGGCTGTATTGGTCGGAGTGCCTGCGACGGCTGCAAAGGTCAACCCGGTCGCAGTGGGGAGGCCCATATCACGGGTATTGTTTTCCGTCATCCCCAGCACCACGATCACATCACCCGCGCTCCACGTGATCGACGCGGAGACTTCGTTAGTCGCCGTGTCGCTGTAGTCGGATTCCTGATAATCGCTGAGTGTTGGTTGTGCCATTATCGGCGGCTCCGGTGGGTCAGGAGGACCGCCTGGGTCCGCAAGGACTTGCAACTGTATCGGCAGCCCTGGGGTGTAGCCGGACTGAAAGACCGGAAACGGGACATCCGGGGCAGTCTGCCGCCCCGCTGCGTTTTGGGCATAGAGGGTGCAGGTGTAGCTCCCAGGCCCCGCGACCACATTCCGCACAGGGACGCTGTTGGCCGGCATCGGGACCGTAACCACGGCAGCGCCACAGGTAACGACATGGCTCGTGGGCGCGTTCTCAGCCGTGTGTGCGGGGATCGTCCAGGCAAACTCCGCGCCCAAGTGCGAGACGGCGAGCGTCTGCCCGGACGCTGAGCCGCCCCACAGGGCCAGGAGTGCAATGAGAGAGCACGAGAGTGTACGCATCGCATTATGGGACAACAATGATGGCATTGGTTGGCGACAATGGCGGGAAGCCCGCCTCAAACTGCGGGAAGCTGATCGCGGACGACGGCCCAAACGTATTGACCGCCGCGACGGTACAGGTGTAGATCCCCGGTGACGGCACAACCGCACTCACCAGCGCCGTGGTCGTCGGCATCGGGACACTGAGAGTGGAGGCGCCACAGGTAATCAGGTGACTGGTGGCGGCGCTATGCGTCGCGTCCGTCCCTGGCGCCGTCCATGAGAACCTCGCGGTATTAAATGGGACCGCAATCACGGTCTGGGCGTGTGCGGTTCCCGCGAGGCACCCGACGAGCGCCGCAATAATCACACCGAAAAGACTCCGCACGTTTCCGAATCTTCCGACGCGCTTGGACTTCATCGTAGTTCTCCCATCCTAGTTTAAGGATACATGCAGCACAAATTCGGTTCTCAGTTCCATCATCTGTTTGGCACCAGGGACACCACATGCCGATGCGTTAGATAAAGCCATCCTGATACGTGCCCTCGATGTCCGTCTTGAGCGCGGTGAGCGCGGTCGCCATGGCACCCGACCAGGGACCGAGCGCGGCGAAGACTCGATACCGTCCCACCTTCCCTTGCCACACCTCCCTCGCCGTTGGCACAGGGTTGGCGGGTGGCGGAATTGGCGTCAGATTGACCGACTGCCCCACCGTTAAATTGTCGGCAATGTTTTTGGTGCTGCCGAGATTCTCGGCAATCGCAATCGCCCACTGCCGGATGCTTTGCCCCGTATCGTTCGGGCCGACGAGATACCGCTGCCGGACGGTGGGCTCGCCTGCGTTGCCGGTAAAGGCGACCGTAATCCACACGCGCCCATCATCGAGCGGATCGTCTTTCCGTACCAGTGTTGCCGTGGTGTACGCCATAGGCTACCTCCAGAATTTACGACACTGTGGCACCGCTCTAAGCGAATGTCACATCAAGCGCACCAATCGGGAAATTCGGCGCGGCGTCTCCGTTGTTGACAGTCTTCGATTGCGTGAGTGCACCGTACAAGAGAAAATTGGCCGATTGATCCTTGATCGCCACGTGCGTGACTACACCCCAGTTCGCCGTTGGTGCTGGAAACGTGATCGCTGAGGCGTTATCCGTCAGCCCATCGGTCCCACTGGCAGCCGTCCAATTAGCATCGAGCGGATTCAAGGACTGCGAGGCATACGAGCCGCCGGTGACTTCCGTCCCGCCGCCGGTCTCGCCAGGCGCCGCCGTATAGAGATGGACGGTCAGCCCGGTCGGCTTGGTGAACGTGGCCGTGCGAAACACATGCGCCCGAATCTGCCCCTCAAGATAATCACTCATCTGCGACATAGCTCAATCCTCCTTCTTTCTGCACGACCCACATCAGGCAATGAACGACTTCGGCAACCCCTTTAGCTTCCAATCTCTAGCACGTTGCAGATCCTTTTCCGTGACCGTTTCCGGCCAGTGCTCACCAGTTTCGCCGTAGCGTGAGACGAGCAACGCAGCGATCCACGGGAGATAGTTGTGATGCGCCTTGACAAACGCCTTCCCGGTCCTGCTCTGCATGTCCGCTGCCCAGACCGTGAGGTACAGCGGGATCTGCATGGTCGCCATCTTGGCTTGATAGGTACGCGCCCGCTCAATACAGATTGCGCTGTACTCCTTCGCCGCCGCTTCATCCATGGTGCGATTGGCGACCACCTCATCTTGGATCTGAAAACACAGCACCTGTTCCTGCCCGCTCATCCCTGTGATCGTCATAGCCCCTCCCCTCCGTTAGCTGACCTTGTTCAGATTTCTGACCTGGAAATCAACCTCTTGTCTGAAGGTTTTCGCGCCTGCCCCGTAGGTGCCCTGGATCAGCGCACGGTGCCACTCCAGATCGGTGGCCGTATCCACGATGGCGGTGTCGTTCGGCTCCAGCGTGATCGTCAGCAGTCCGCTCGATGCGTGCACGCTGCCTCGGCCCGTGTTCAGGATGTTCACCGCATCGACACTATTGATGATCTCTTTCGTGACACTGTCGCGGTTGTAGAGCGTGAGCGTGAGTGTTGACAGTCCGATGGAAGGAATCGCCACGCCGGCTTCATCCACGAGCAGGGCCGTCACGCGAAGCGTGGCCTTTTCTGCCACGATCAGCACGGCCCCGGATGCGTCTTGCAGGATCACACGATTTTCCGCCACTGCCCGCATGCTCTCCCCCCGCTGACGCTAGCCCGCGATGGTCGGATCGGTCCGCCGATGGCGGTACTGAATCCGATACCCGATGGTCTGCACCAGCTCCGGCTGGCCGTCTTCCACATCCATTTCACCGATCCCCGCTTCGTTCGTATCGAGCGCCAACCCGCCGCGCGTATGGTCCACCTGCATGGCCGTCTGCACATCAGAAATAATGGTATTCATCAGCTCGGAAGCTGACCGTGCATCGGTGTCAAGATCTTGCCGATGGATAATGACGACTGAGACGGTCAGCATACGCGAGGTCAAGCTAAACGATCCGGATAGTGGTCCTTCGAGCTCCACATCATCTCCGCCCTCGATCAATACCGCCACAGGGACGGCGCTCAACTGTTGCCCGCCCTGTTGAAACCGTTGCACCGATCGCAAAGTGTGTTGATACCCATTCTCCACGGTGATGGCTTCCAGTGTGGCCTGCACGTTCTTCATGATCTGTTCCCGAACCGAGTCCGCCATTTACGCCACCAACCGCTGCACGAAGGCCGAGGCCGCTTTCATCCGCTGATCGAGCGAGACACGCACGGCGCGATGCAGGGCCTCTTGCAATTTTGGAAACTCCTTTGGCCATTCCCGCTCGACCGTCTCACGAAAGCCCAGCCGCGCCTTAATGACGACGCGACCCTTCAGGACGAATCGCGGGATCAGCTCATCGCCGACCTTCTCAGCCAGCAATGGAGCCTTGCCGGGCCGTCGAATAAAGATGAGCCCCTTGATCCGGTTGCCCTCGAAGCCGCCGCGCGTCGGCAGTTTCCACCGTGGGCCGATGGGAATCCGCAACATATCGCGGCCCTTGTTGTGCGCCGTAATGGTCCCGCCGTATTCGTGCAGACCGAGAAACCGGCTGATCCGGATGCCGGATTGCAGTGAGCCGAGGTCGCTGCCGATCGTCCAGTATTTAATATGCCGTTTGTGCTGCCGCTTCCATTCGCCGCCCTTGATGCCAGGTGGTCCGCTCATCCGCTCCCGCATGAACCGTTTCCGCACGCGAGCCGTCGCCCGGTGCATCTCCGACTTGAGGTAGCGCTGCGCCAGCTCGGGCGCGGCCCGCAAGGCTTCGGCGACTTCGTGAAAATTAATGGTTTCGACTCGGACAACATCCGTCATGCTTGCACCAAGAGGCGAAACATCCCGCCGCCTCCGGCGAGGCCCGTGTCTTCGTCCATGATCTTCTGCACCGAAAACTCGGTCTCTAGGCTGTCGCCTAGGTTCTTCTTGAAGCGCATGGTGTCTTTCCGTGGCTGCACAGTGAGCACTCCGTCGGTCGCATCCATCGGGATCGTCACTTCGAGGGTATTCACCGGATAGCTCCCTGCCGGACTGCCCGCGATCTGCGACGGTCGCCGCTCCACAATCGCCTTGACCTGCGTAACCGTCCCGCCATACGAAATGTACGTCACCAGCTCGCCGCCGAGAGCGGCCACCATGTTGACGGCATCAGACATGGCACCCCGCTAGATATTCTTCGGTCGATACATCAGGCTCACCGCCACCAAGGCGGGGCCTGTGACGATCGTGCCCACACACCGAACAAACCCTTGCACGGCGCTGGCATTGACCGTCCGCTTCTGTACTTGGTTCGCCGCGCCTGCCGAGTAGGCCCCTTCATTCGGCGTGATCGCAGCCGCGCCGGTCCCACCGGAATCACTCGCATGCTCAACGGTCCAGGTGATCGAGCCGGTCAAGGCCCCCACTTGATTCGTCAAGACCACATCCCCATCGGCCTCACGCACGTCGATCCAGCTCGACGTTGCAGCTGCCGTATTCGCCGCAGACGCAGGATCAAGCAACTTCTTGATCGTGGCGGCTTGTCCTTCATTTCCCAGCATATTTCCCGTCCTTTCCTTTGCCCTCTTCTTTGAGAGCGGGCGCGGCAGACGGCTCGGCCACGATGACCCGCTCCGCTTTGTTAGCCGCAATCATTTCCAACGCAAAGACCGCCGGGAGTTCTGGCGTGGCCCCAATCTCTTGTACTGTCCGCTCATAAAAGAATTTGCGTAGGATCTTCACTCGCATGGTCTTCATGACACCCCCTAGGTTGTTGGGGCGGCTAATCAAAGCCGCCCCGCTATTCTCCACCGTCAACGGCATCGCTTAGGTGATCGATGTCGCCAAAGAGAAGGCGAATGGCCGTTGCACTGCGACATCTAGGCTATAGATCGCCCGGACGCCGACGATCCCCGCTTGGAAATTGGCGTAGGGGTTAACCTCGATCTCAAGCACGCCCCACTCGCCAACGACCACCTCGGCCCAGTCGCCAAACAACATGTTGGCGGATGGCATTTGATTCGAGGACATCGCCTTGAACCCTGACATAGACCCATCCCACACATTGCCTTCCCATATCGGCGAGGCCGTGCTGGTGAACTTGACCCGCTGCATCATGAGCGCCGCCACGGCTGGCGTGGTCGCATACCCACCGGATGCCGGCATGACATTTGATCCAGCCACGTCGGTCTGGAATTCCAAAATCCCTGCATAGGCGAGACTGGTGCCGGTAACGCTGCCGATACCGGCGGTATTGATGATGCCGGTCGGTTGACCAGAGGCACCAGAACCATTGATCACGGCCAGGTCTGCCGCCAAGGCGACGACCCGCGACAAGTCACTTGACACAATCCCCTCAGCGCCAGGGCTGGACTGCAAGAGCAACTGACGGCTGATTTCCGTATAGGCGCCAACACTCTTCGGACTGAGCGAGAGCTGCACAAAAGTCTGTTGACTCTCCGTGGCCGTCGATGCTTCGTTCGCCAACCACACGGCGGTCGCCGCTGCCGACTGACGAGGGACTGTCACATTGCCCTGTAGGCCAGAGAGGCGGCGTGCGCCCATCTGAAACGCGACCGAGCGATTCCGCAGCATGTCGATAAATCCGACATTGGCGGTTTCGACGAGATAGCCACCTGCCCCCGCAGTGGCGACCGTCAAGTCGCGTCGGCCCAGGCCAAGCGCCTGCCGCATGGCATCGATTTCCAGCACGTTGTGCTGACGCTCCAGCACTTCAAACGGGACGCAGAATCGGTTGTCATCGGCGACCTTGCCGAGCTTCTGCGCGACCGTTCTGGTTACTTCCAATTCATACGGCGCGTCTTTCTGCCATGACTTCCCCGCACAGGCACGAATCGCACGAGCCAAAGAAAACCGCTCGGCCTCTGACCGGCTGAGTCCGATCTTCGACGCCGGTTGCGGATTCGTCTTGCCGCGCTCTTCGAGGATGGTCAGCAAATCTTTGCTGACGGCTTCGAGCGAATAGCCTTGCTCGATCCACGCATCGCGCACGGAGTCGGCAATGCGATTAGCCTTGGACAGGTTCTCGATCGCCCGTCTGCGCTCCGCCTCGACATCCAGGCCGCGCTTGGCTTTTACATCCTCAAGTTTCTCGATGGTCTCATCCTTGACCGCAACCGATGCGGCCCCCTTGTTCACATCCTCTGGCATAGAAGCCTCCATAGTTACGGCGCTGAGCGCCTGGTGAGACCTACGGACTATCCGCAGATCATATTCCTCATTGTCCGCGCCACGCCCGATCCCAACGGTGGGATCAGCCGGCACGGTGACGATGGAGACTTCATACGGCTCCCAGTCGGTCACCGTGAACGTCTCACTTTTCTTTTCTTCCTCGACTTTATTGATACGGTAGGCGAGCGAGACGTTGCGTAGACCGCCGGTGATCATGCTCCGGATCTCTTTCGCCCGCTCCGTCTCGAAGAGCTGCGCGTCCACCATGAGCCGATTGCGTTCCATTCTTGCTGCAGTGATCATGCCGATCGGGTCGTCAATGTTGTGATTGAAGAGGAGCGGCATGGCCCCGCGCTTGGCTCGATCCAGCCGGACGGCCCCGCTCTCATGCGACAGCACTTCAACGCCCCACCACCGCTCCACCGGCTCCTCGCTGGATGCCGGAAATGTGAGCAGCTCACGCTCCTCTGTGCGTGTCACGAGGATCTGCTCCGCTGCGACACCTCGGCGTAGGAGCCCTTTCTGTTTCACTGTTTCTTCTGTCACGTCAGCCATGAGTCCTCCCGACCACTTGCAAAAGTTTTTCCGCCGTCTTCACGGCCTGAGCCGCCTGAGAGCTGGCAATCTCTTCGTCGTCCTGTGTCTCACTCTGCTTCTCCGCTGTCGGTGCTCCGTTGGCCTGCACGGATGGATCTGTATCGAACACAAGGTGCTTTTCTTCCATCATCGCCAGTTCTTGCTCCCGCTCCTCGATCACTTCGTAGAAATCGCGCCCGTTGCCCGTCTGCGCGATGACATCAGACACGGTGGTGAATCCGCAGCGCACGGCTTCTTTATAGGCAGCGACTTCCTTCGTGGGATCGACCCAGCTCCAGCCGCGCGGCCTGAAACAGGCGGCTTCAAACTTCTCCGGGTTGATGGCGTACTCGCCGATACTGATCGCACTGATGGCCCCAGCCAAAACAGCTTGCTGGAGCCACACACGATGAATCTCCTCTCGGCATGACTCGATAAACCACTTTTGCAACACACGCCACACGTCGCGATCGTCCAGTAGGGCAAGGCGCGAGCTGGAATAGTTGCTCTGCGAATAGTCCCGTGAAATACTTTC